AGCATCAGGGGTAGACATTCTAGTATTTCTAACAATAGATGCTGGTACTACCTGGCATGGACAAGTTTATAGTTCAGATTCAAAATCACCATCATAGGAGAATAATATTATGGCAGTACAACAATTTTTAATGATGGGTAGAGCAGCTGCTGGTAGAACAATAATTACAGGACAAAGATGGGTAGCAGGAGATAATACTCAAGGCGTAACTGGATTAGGTAATGCTACCGACAACATATCAACATTAACTCAATTAGGTGATTTAGAAACTTGGCAAAATATAGAGTCGCCTGCCAGCCACACCGATAATCGGATGGTAGTAATATCAACTGGTGCTTTGTGGGTTTGGGGTAGGAATCATTCTGGAACTTTAGGAATAGGTAATACTACTCAAAAAACTTCACCAGTACAACTTGGTACTGATACTGATTGGTTAGAAGCTGCTACTGTTGCAAGTGCGAGTATGGCTGTAAAAACAAATGGTACTTTATGGACTTGGGGTGATAATTCAGCTGGACAACTTGGTTCAGGTAACACTACATCTACACAAGCGCCGAATCAGGTTGGCAGTGATACTGATTGGTCACATATTTTATCAACTGGACAAAATGGAGATAGATTATTTGCTATGAATGACTCGGGCGAGATTTATTACTCTGGTACTGGTTTTAGTGGTCTTGGAAATGTAAGCAGTTTTACACAAATTGCTAGTGAAGATGGTTTTAAAGATGTTATTATAATTGGAACAGGAATAGTGGCTTACAAATAATGAAATCACAAAGTAAATTGAACACACCCCCAACAACGGAAAAGGTAAAGTCACAAAAACCCATAGGTAAAATACGCATGTCTAAAGTAGACAGTATTTTGAATATGACTGGTGGCGATATGGGAAAGGCAGAACAATTAGCAAAAGAAAAAAGTAAACTTGATTATCAATTAATGTTAGCAGTACAAGGTAAAACCGAACAGGCTTGGAAAGTTGTCAAAGAATTAGAAAAAGAAGAACCAGAAAATAATAGAGCAGCTTTTAATAGAGGTTGGTTCTATCTTGCAAAAGGTGAACTAAGTAAGGGTTTAGCTCTTATGGAAAAGGGTCGTGCTCTAAATACTTGGGGTAATGAAGATGATTTAGGTGGAATGTTTTCAGTTAGATGGGATGGTAAACAAGATTTAAAAAATAAGTTTGTTCTAATCTATATGGAAGGTGGTCATGGCGATGAGATTCTTCATGTTCGTTTTGTAAAACAACTTGTCGACAAAGGTGCTAAAGTTATTATTGCTTGTCGACCTACACTAGCTCCATTATTTGCACGAATTGAGGGAGTATCGGCAGTAGCACAAGCAGATATATTAAAAGGTGTCTGGCATGATTATTATATACCTTCATTTTCACTAGCACATTTATTAGGATGTGAGTATAAAGATTTAGATGGTTCACCATATATAAAACCAAATGATAGATGCGTTAAAAGATTTTCTAATTATATTAAAAAAGATGGTTTTAAGGTTGGCATTAGATGGGGTGGTAATCAAGAGTTTGAATACCAACAGATGAGAGCATTTCCATTTAAGGGATTTTATGATGCTGTTAATCAAGAAGGTGTTGATTTATATTCTTTACAATTATCAGACTCATCTCATATAGATGTATCAAAGTATAACATAACTGACCTTGAAGAACATTTGACTGATTGGGAGCAAACTGCTGGAGCTATCGCTAACTTAGATTTAGTAATAACTTCTTGTACATCAATAGCTCATCTATCAGCAGCAATGGGAAAAGAAACTTGGGTAATAGTACCCACTATGCCGTACTACACATGGGCAGTACCAGGCAGTAAATCAACTTGGTATGACTCGGTTAATTTAATAAGACAGGAAGAATTTGGTAACTGGGATAAACCTTTTACTAAGCTTAAACAAGAATTGGAGATTAGAAAATGGCAAAAGTAGCAATAGTAGAAAATGGTGCAGTAGTTTATAGAGGTGTTTTACCTAGAGTATGGAAGAACTCATCTGGATTACATAACAGTATAGATGATTGGACTACACTTCTAGAACTTGGTATCTATCCTTTAGAAGAAGTTATGCCCTCTGTTAATAATGATACAGAAACGCTTGATGGTTTTACAGAAGATATTCAAGCAGATAAAGTTGTACTAACAAACACAAAGCGTGATAAAACAGATGCAGAAATAGCTTTAGATGCAGCATCAGCAGCTGTTGCATATAAATGGGAAAGAGAAAGAGAATATCCAAAGTTAGAAGAACAATTAGATTTATTATATAAAGATATGTTAGCAGACAAAGGAGATAAAACAGGTGCTTGGTTTGCAGCTGTTAAAAAAGTTAAGGATGATAATCCGAAACCAGAATAGTCTGTATAAATAAGAGAAACAATTAGGTAATCACAACATGGCAATAACTAGAGCATTTTTAAATGGAGTATCTGTAGGAAACGGAGTTACAATCGTTGCCACTGATACTATTACAGTAGCTGAACATGCTAATCGTAAATGTTATCTAGGTGAAGTTGGTGGTAATGCTGCCGTGACTTTAACCTTACCAGCTGCAACGGGCACTGGTAACGAATATCGTTTCATAATAAGTGTTGTAAATACATCAAACTATGTCATTCAAGTTGCCAATGCAGATGATACAATAGATGGTTCAGTAATAATACATCAAGATGGTGCAAATACTATATTATCTTTTAATACTGTCGCCGCTAGTGATACCATTACTTTAAATGGTACAACAAAAGGTGGTGTATCTATCGGAGATGAATTAACATTAATTGATTCTTTAGCTAACCAATATACTGTAAAAGGTGTATTAACTGGAAGTGGAACAGAAGCAACCCCATTTAGTGCTGCTGTATCATAAGAAATACTACTTAATGTTCTCACACCCATTTAAAGGGGTCTAATGTCCAATATTTAAAGTTTTATATCTTCCTGATATGATTGTATAAGTTAAAGTCTTAGAAACTCTTTAAGACATGTATATGGAATCCATTTTTAAAAATATTATAGTTGATTGAGTATTATTATAAATACTAGAAAAAGGGATAATTAGTATGGCGATACCAATAAGTAAATCAACATTTAAATCATACTGTCTTAGAAATCTAGGATTTGGTGTTATTGATATTAACGTATCAGATGACCAAACAGATGATAGAATAGATGAGGCATTACAATATTTTGCACAATATCATTATGATGGTATTGAAAAGATGTATCTAAAATATCAAGTTACTCAAACTGATATTGATAGGGCTCGTTCTAATGATACAACAACATCTGCTGATACATCAGATAGTACAATCACTGGAAGTTTTCAAGAAGGTAAGAATTTTATTCCAATGCCAGCAGCTGTAGTTTCAGTATCAAATATTTTTGATTTTTCAAATGCTTCATCAAGCAGTATGTTTGATATTCGTTATCAATTAAGATTAAATGACTTATATGATTTCTCATCTACATCTATTATAAATTATCAAATGACTATGCAACAGTTAGATATGTTATCACACATACTTACTGGTGAAGTGCCTATTCGTTATAATCAACATCAGAATCGCTTATACTTAGATATGGCATGGGACCAAATGACTGTAGATGAATTTTTAATTATAGAATGTTATCGTAAAATAGACCCAGACACATATGTAGATATCTATGATGATATCTATTTAAAAAGATATGCAACAGCATTAATTAAAAGACAGTGGGGAGCAAACCTCTCTAAATTTAACGGAGTAGCAACTTTAGGTGGCGTATCAATGAATGGTGAACAAATTTATTCTCAAGCAATAGAAGAAATACAAAGACTAGAAGAACAAATTCAATTATCATTTGAAACACCTATAGACTACATGATAGGATAAAGTTATGGCAGTCAACAAGGCCTTTCATACAAATAATAGTACATCTATTCAATCAGAGAAAAATCTGTATAGTGATTTAGTAAAAGAAGCTATACAAATCTTTGGACATGATGTTTATTACATAGACAGAACCACAGTTGCTATTGACAGTGTATTGGGTGAGGATTCCTTGTCTACATTTACTTCACAAGTTCCTATCGAAATGTATGTTGAAAATGCTGAAGGTGGATATGAAGGTGAAAAAGAATTGATGAGTCAGTTCGGATTAGAAAATAGAAATGAATTAACCTTAGTTGTACACAAAGAAAGATTTCAAGACTTAACAAAACAATTACAAATAGAAACTGCAACAGATACTACAGGTGGTTCTATATTATTAGAGTCTGCAACAATAGACCAATCAGATAATTTTTCTGAATTAGAAACTATAACTACAGGTAGTGATTTTTATATACTTACAGAAACAGATGCAGTAAGTACAGACAGACCTTTAGAAGGTGATTTAGTTTTTCATCCTATACTAGGTAAAATATTTGAAGTAAGTTTTGTAGACCATGATGAACCCTTTCATCAATTAGATAACAATCCTATTTACAAATTAAATTGTAAACAATATGAGTATTCATCTGAAGCACTTGATACAGGTATTCTAGATATTGATAATATAGAAACTGATGAAAGTAAAAATACAAGAGATTTCCAATTTACATTAGAACAATCAACAGCTCAGAATGAAGAAATAAATATACAACATGCTAGAAGTAATTTTGGTTTACTACTTGAAGAAACTGATGGCGATAATATAGTTAGTGAAGATGATTCAACATCTATTGGTGAAAATATAATATTAGAGAATGATACTGATACAGGTGATGTAGCATATCTATTAACGGAAGACTATATAGTAGGTGACTATGTGCAAGATAAGACAGCACAGAATGAATTATTTGATTCACTAGATGATAATGTATTAGACTTCTCAGAATCTAATCCATTTGGTGATGCAGGAGTATTTGCGTAATGTTAGGAAATAGACAATTTTATCACGAAACAATTAGAAATATTATTGTAGGGTTTGGTACTCTATTTAATGATATACATGTGGTTCGTAAAAACAATAGTGGTGTGGTAACACAATCCATGAAAGTGCCTTTAGCATATGGGCCTAAACAAAAATGGTTAGCAAGATTAGACCAAGATGCTGGACTTGATAGTAAAGTTGCAATCACTTTACCAAGAATGGGTTTTGAAATACAAAACTTAACATATGACCCAGCAAGAAAATTAAATCGTGTACAAAAATTTAAAAAAGTAAAATCAAGTGCAAGTAGTGCTGATAAATTAGATACACAGTTTATGCCTGTTCCATATAATTTAAATATACAATTATATGTAATGGCAAAAAACTCTGATGATGCTTTACAAATGGTAGAACAAATACTTCCATACTTTCAACCAGACTATACATTAACAATTAAAGATATGCCTGAGATGGGTGTTGCAAGAGATATACCTATAGTATTGAACAGTATTAATTACGAAGATAGTTATCAAGGTAATTATGCAGAAAGAAGAGCAATCATGTATACTTTAGATTTTACTACTAAGTTTTATCTATACGGCCCTGTCACATCTAGTAAAGTTATTAAGACTGTACAGGTTGACCAATATACAGATTTACCAGATGTATCCCCAACAAGAGAACAAAGATATACTGCTACACCAAATCCAACATCTGCAGATGCTGATGATGATTTCGGATTTAATGAAACAACATCCTACTATCAAGATGCAAAAAATTATGACAGTGAATCAGGTACAGATAAGTAATGAAAACTTTTAAAAAATTAAAAGAAGATATAGAAGTAACAGATAAGACTGGTAAAGCTTTAAATTTTGCCAAAGAATATATTAAAACATACAAGAATACAAGAAGACCTACACCAGAAATAATTACAAAGGGTATGGGCAAATTTATACTGAAAGGAAAAGATGAAAAGTTAGTTGCAGACATGTTAAGTGATAAGTCCACAGGGTCTTTAAAAAATGTCAATGTAAAAACTAAAAAGGTGAAATAGTTATGAGTAATAAAACAAAAGATATTCTAGATGAGATTCTAGATATCGAAGAATCGACAGCAGAGCTTGTTGAGAAAAAACCAGATACTCTTATAGTTAAAAGAGATAACACACTTGAAGATGTTGATAGTGATTACAAATATCAAAGAGAAAACTTTTATAATTTAATTGAAAGAGGTCAAGATGCGATTGATGGTATACTAGAAGTTGCCAAACAA